CGCGACATCAATTGCCCCTGGAAAAGCGATGCCGACACGCGGATCCGTCAGAACGTCGGCGACGATATATTGCGGGTTCGCGTCGAGCACGAGGCTCGGATCGGAGCCGCCCGTACCGGCACGAAACCCCTCCCACTCGGCAGAGATGTTCGGCAGTACCGGACTATTGCCGAGCTGAAGCGGTGTGGCGGTCGCGTAGACGAGCCCGGAATATCCGATGACCGGCGTGTTTGGTGACGACGACGAAAACACCGGGTCGGGAGTTTGTCCGTCATTGCCGTTGTAACCGTTGAGCGGCACCGACCCAGCGGATTTCACGCCGTTGTTGGCCCAGATGCGTTGTGCTGAAGAGATGTTCCACGGACCAACGCCAAAACCAAACGCGGCATTGACCGAGTACTGCTTGCCGCCAGACTTACCCTTGGCTGCCCCAGAAATTCCGCCCTTACCACTGCCCGAGCCTTTTGACGTAAAGCCAAACAGGTCAAGGACATTGACTGAAACGCGGAACGTGCCCCACAGCAGCGGTATGACCGAGCCGTACTGCGCCACATTGTAGCGCAGCGAATTGTTCATCGGGTGGTCAAAACTGTTGACAAAGGGCGTCGGGTGACCGGCTATAGCTTACTTCCTCCGATGGGATCAGCGAGATGGCTACAGGGCGCGAATACGTTTACGGCGGATGGCTTGAGCTAACGGCGAACGGCCTATGGCGAATAGCAGGCCCCTATATGTTTGGCGCCACTATTGAAAATATACCAACAAAAGAACTCGCCCTAAGGATCTTAGAGGCATTAGAAGAAACTCAAATAAACGTTCAGGATTCATGCTATAGCAGCATTGAATAAAACTTCACCGATCTCGGTTCCCCTTTGCCGTCGAGCAGCGGATGGTTCCGCGCGTCTCCATAGACTACGCCGAGACCGGCGAAGGCGTGGATAAGGCTAGGCCAACTGATGACGATTGCGCCATGCGAGTAGCACCGGCCATAGCGGAACAGCGCAACATCACCGGTTCCTGGTCTCTGTACTTCATGCAGCCGTGTATCGAGAACGCCCATCAGGAACCGCTCTTGATCGCGATGCAGCATCCAATCCGGCGGATAGAACGGCAACTCGATGTGCGGAACGAGCCCAGCCTCTTCATAGGCCGCGCACAACAGGTTGATGCAATCAATTCCGGCGCCGCGGCAGCGCTGCGCGTGCAGGTACGGCGTGCGCAGCCAGCCCTCAGCGGCCGCGACGATCATTTCTCTGGTCGTCAATGGATCAAATTGCGAACTCAGCCGGCGGGATATACGGCATGCCGCCGAAATGCTGAAGGTTGTTGAACATTTGGCAATCCGTCACATTGTGCCCGCAGCCCGGCAGCATTTGGAACGCATCCCCAACCGCTATCGGATAGATAAACGGTGTCGTCAGGTAGGCCACACCATCGCCGCGGTCGGCAATACCGATTGTGCGCTTGATGCCGTTATTTTGTCCGCTCTGCCCGATGATCGTGCCGTTATTGTAGAGTATCGCTGGCGACGGATTGAACCCTGTGAGGATCTCGATTTGCGATGCGCTGCTTTGCGCAAACACCGCCGCTGCCATTGTCGTGCGGTCGAACTGGCACATCGCATCTCCGAACACGTGACTACAGGTGTGTTGCCACAGGCGCCGTGGGTATTGCACATTCAACAGCCCCAGCATCGAATTGGCTGTGATGGTAATCAGCGTGCGGCCGATCTCGACCTGGCCGACATACCCCTGAAACCACACAATGGCCCCGACCGGCGCTATACTGCCGGGCCGACAGACGAGCCGGCTCACCTCAACCGAGGCACCATCGAACACACCGGATCGGAACGCCGATTGCCAAGTTAAGGTGTGCAGCAAATCGCCGATTGATGCTATGATCTGAATGTTGGTTGTGTCGGCCTGCACGCCGATCTTTGTCGATACCGTAGGATCGCCAAAGCGCGGGCCAAGGATGAAATTACCGCCGGCGGAACTCAGAGATTCCGCAGGGAAAATGCCGGCGCCCAGCACGAACGGGATCGTCGATCCGGAATACCGCAGCACCTCACCTGTCGTTAGGACAAACGTAAAGAGCGAGACGAGCGGAAAGAAGCGGTTCGCCGCGAGAAACGGCGCCACCGCCGCCGGAGCCGGACGCATCTACGGCAACAGAACCGATTGAAACGATATTTTCTTCAATTCCCACAGCTGGTACATGAAATTATCAAAATCCAGTGTGTCCAGCGTGAACCGCGATGGCCATTTATAAAGGTATGTTGCAGTCACCAGAAGGCCGGCTGCCGGGGCCGGTGAGATTGCGATGATGCCGTTGGGCTGAAGCGCATACCCTACTGAAATGCCATTGACGTAAATATTGGTGATCACCGCAGGCTGCGTAATCGGCTCGAAAAACCCGTTCCATTGCCGGGAGAGCTGGAACTGCGTGTTGATCCCGTCTCCGGTGCCGATATATTGGCCGGTGGCTGAGTTGTCGGTCTGGTCATTGTAGAGAAAAGTTTGGAACATCCCCTGCTGCCGCAGGAAAAATCCACCCAAAGTGCGCAACTCGTCATAACCGACCCCGACACCGCTGCCACGATGTGTGTCGTTCTTGTCGCGCAGAAAGTTATAGGTCAGAGTCCAGGTCCATATCGGATAGGGCTGATCCAATACCCGCAATTCACGCCCGGAGAGCGCGGTCTGGACGCGCGTGGCGAATTTTGGCGACTTGGTGACCGACCAGCCGAGTCCTGGCAATGATGGAAATTCATCCATCGCTTATGGGAAGCGTCCCCCGCCGGCGGAGAGTGCGCGGGGCGAGATGCCGCTGGCGGCGAACGCTTGGCCGACAGATTGCGCATTGCGCATTAATTGTTGCCCTCCGGTCATCGTGTCCCAGGCATGAACTGCGAGGTTGACCGTTGAACCGCCGCCGCCGCCACGGCCCGAAAACATATCATGGAAACCCTGGCTGATATGGGACGGCAAAACCATCTCGTTCTGGTGCAGCATCGCCATCATGTTACCCGGCACTTGCCAGCCGCCTGCCGCCGAAGGGATGATGCCGCCGCGCTCCATGAACACCGAGTCAGCAATCACACCGCTGGCCCCGGCACCGCTCCCACCACCAAACAGGGTGCCGATTAATGGCAGCCCCCCCAGGAAACTGAGGAATCCGCCGCCTCCGCCGGACGCTGCGCCGACGCCAAGACCGAGACCGTCCCACAGCTTATCGAAAATGCCGTGGACCATTTTATCTAACGCCAGCTTGGCGAACATTTCTAGAATACTTTGCCCGAGCTTCGCGAATGCCTGCCCGATCGTCTGCGTGCCCTGGATCACGCCCATGACGCTGGTGTCGATTGCGCCGGTGATCTGATCGGCGATTGCCTTCCAGCTCTTGTGTGAGGCCTCCAATGCCTGATCGTCGAGCGCCGCCTTTTGATCAACCAGCTTTTGATGCTGCAGGTATTCTTCCTGCTCCAGCTTTGTGATCTCGCGGAGGTCACCTTGCGCGGCGGCTTCTTTCTTGTGATAATAGTCCTCGTCGGCTTTGATCTCCTCGTCGAGCAGCGCCTTGTCGGCGGTAATCCGCTGCTGCGCGGTGAGCTTCCCGATATTTTCTAGTGTCTGCAGGTGCGCCCGCTCAGTCGATAATTTCTGGTCATTGACCTTTTGCGCAAAGGTCTGCTCGGCTATCGCGTCGGTTTCGGTCTGCTTGGCGAGCGACTTCTGCAACGAGAAGATTTCGGCGTTGACCTCGCGCCGTAGCTTCAGGTCTTCCTTGGTGCCGGTGCCGACTTGCTGCAGCTTGTCTTGCCAATAGGCCAACTCCTCTTTTTTGGAATCGCTGAGGAAGTTCTGCTCGTCCTGCAATTGCTGTTTGAGCGCATCGCGCCATTCCGACATGCGATCATCAGGCTCTTTTTTGCCTTTTGCCTCTTTCTCGGTCCCCGGACCAGCTAGATGCCGACCGCCGCCCGACTTTTCATCCAGTTTCGGTGGCAGCAGCGCTTCCTTGAACTCGTTCGGCGCAGCGCCGACCAGCGCGCGGATGAAATTCTCGACGTCGTTTGTCGCATTTCTTATATCAACGCTCACCTGGTTGAATTTTTGCCCAAGCGTCCCAAGCCATTGTACGGCGGCAGTTATCCCATTAACTACGTGCGTAAGGATAGTTACTATGTTTTCGGCGGCAGTCGAGAAGAGATACATGGTGTTTTTCACCAGCGCATCCCACGCCGTCTTCAGCTTATTGGTGGACTCGAACACACGTTCGAATGCGGAGAGCATCGGTCCGGTTAGGATTGCGCCCGACTCCTCGGCCGCCTTGCTCGTCTCCGCCCATTGTGCCGCCGATTGCTTCAATGCCGGGATTAGCTGTTCGTAAAACCGCTTTCCGATCAGGGCCACGAAATCAGCCGTCCGAGCCCAACCTGCCTCGCCTTCGTTGAAGGCTTGCGACAATCGCCGCAACGCGAAGTCGTTGTCAGTCATCATCTTCTGGACATCTTGTCCAGAGATGGCGAGGTCTTTTAATGCCGCCTGCGCTTTCTTGCTGCCGGACGTGATGTTCGTCGCCAGCGATTCCATCGCGCGGGTCGGGAGATCTGCCTTTCCCGTCAGCAATTCCAATTCGACGGAGAGTTTGGAAACTTCTTCCGGCGTTGCTCCGATCGCCGCTGCGGCGACCTGGGTCCGCTCGGCCATCTCGCCCATCTTATTGACGAACTCCGCCATTTCTTTGACGAATTCGGCGAGTTTTTTGATGGCAAAGGCTGCGGCGAACGCCTCCGATAATTCCGTTAAAGGGCCGCTAATCCCTGCAACTGTCGATTGAAATCCGTGAAGCGCTGACGTAGCTTGCTGAATGCCGGCGATCAGTTGGGCGACTTGCGCGCCAAAGACTACGTTGATTTGACTTTGACTCTGGGCCATCTCAGATGCGCCTTCTCAGCAATTCGTTGGCATCAAAGGTCGGCAACGGCAGGTTCGCCAACGGATCGCCCGGGCTGAACATCCGCTTGATCTGCGCTCTCTCGCGATCGGCCACCAGACCCTGTTCCCATACTCTCCAGCCCGCCCTCCTTTCGTAATATTGCGGGCCAATAAACACCATGACGGAGCCACCACGGGCCAGAAACGTATCGATCGCTAGCTTTGGCAAACCGCGCCGCCACGCCGTCGGCCAGTACGGATCGACATGCGCATAGAGCGTGCGGTTATTGTCGTCGATCTCGTCCGCACCGGTCACGTGCGCATCCATTGCAAAGACAACGTGGCTGCGATCCGGTCGCAGTTCCGGCTGCATCTCCTTGCCATTGACCGATTGCGTCACTAGCCACAGGCATTCAAAGGCGCGGCACGCATAAGGCTTCTCTTCATGGATGCCGCATCGCCGTCCATTGGCATCGCGCACGATCTTTGTGCACCACTGGCACGCCGGTTTATCGATCTCCTCGACCGAAAGCAGATGACAGCACGCGGCGCAGCCGTCACAACCAAGCGCCATCAGTTGGGCCGCTGCCGCATCAGTTCATCGACATCGAAGATCGCTGGCGGTAGACCGTCCAATGTCCCCGCAGGCATACCCAATTGCTGCGCCAATCGCGCCGTTTCGGTAGATGGGGTCTGCGCACGAGTCATCTCATCACGCCAGTTCGGCTTGTCGGGCGCGTCGCCTTTGTAGCCGACAAACGCCGCCACTAGAAGATGGACGGGCGGATGTTCTGCCCAATATTCACCGAGCTCGGCCACGTCCAACAATGTCATCTCGTCAATTACTGAATAGGGCCAGCCGCAGGCGGTGGCGAGGAGTCCATAGATCCGATACCATTGGATCTCGCCACCGCTATCGCTTCCCCCGGCACGAGGCCCGATCCGCCCATCACCGCCTTGACGATCTGGTCGCGGTTGCCAAGGTCGATCAACTCCGGCACCCGCTCAGGCGGAATATCGGGATAATTACGCGACAATGCCGCATGGACGATCTCGCAGATAG